TGTTCTATTACAAGGCGACGATTCGCCGCCGTAGGGCGACCTCGGTTGATGTTGATGAGTTGGTTGCCGCGATTGGTAGGCGTAAGCCGCGTGTGTGTGCATCGGAGTCTGGCACTGATGCGTTCATGGTGTTGTCTGGTGATTTGCAACTTGGCAAGATTGATGGGGATGGTACGGCTGGCACAGTGGATCGGTTTTTGTCTAAGACTGATCAGGCTGTTGCGCGGTTGAAGGAGTTGCGGCGCGTTGGTCGGCGTACCGATGTTGTGGTGTGTGCGTGGTTGGGGGATTGCGTTGAGGGTTTAGTTTCGCAGGGTGGTGCTTTGGCTGCGGCTGGCCGGTTAGATGTGACGATGAGTGAGCAACTGCGGTTGTATCGACGGTTGATGACGTATCAGATTCAGCAGTTCGCTCCGCTTGCTGAGCGTGTGGTGGTTCCGGTAGTGCCGGGTAATCACGATGAGGTGCAACGTATCGGTAAGGTGCAGCGCCGTTATGACGATTCGTGGGCTATTGAGGGGGCGGTGGCTGTCGCTGATGCTTTTCGTTTGGCGTCGGGATTTGATCATGTGTCGTTTGTGTTCCCGGGTAGGGATGAGTTGACGATTACTTTGGATGTGTTGGGTACGAGTTGTGGGTTTGCGCATGGTCATCAGTTCGGTCGTGATCCGATCAAGTGGTGGTCGGGGCAGGCTCATGGGATGCAGGACATTGGTTCGGCGACGATTCTGTTTGGTGCGCATTTGCATCATTTGAGGGTGGAGCAGACGGGGGCTAAGACGTTTGTGCAGATTCCTGCGTTGGATGGTGGTTCGACGTGGTGGCGGCATAGGACGGGTCAGGATTCTCCTGCGGGTATGGTGACGCTCATGGTTGGTGAGGGGTTTTGGCGTGATTTGGCTGTGCTGTGACCAGTGAGGAGCACGCTGACGCTGTAGCGGGGATTGTGGAGGCGTTGCGGGGTCGGATTGTGGGGGTTGGTGCCGAGCAGTATGACGATGGGTCGGGGGTGCAGCGGTTTGAGCGGCGGGATGTTGAGCAGATTCGCCGGGATGCTGTTGAGGAGATTGACGATTTGATTGTGTATGCGTGTCAGTTGAGGTTGAGGATCACCGGCCTCCAAATCCCCTAAACCCGGGTGTGGTACACTCGGGTTAGGAAAGGGGAGCAACATGAGCACATATTTGGTGAATTACACGTTTGAAGATGGCGACACTTGGACAGCGGGCGGGCCTGATGGTTTTACTACCAAGCGCGAGGCTGCCGCCCATATTGCACGCACCATAAGGGCTCGCGCCCGCAAGCGTAAGCCTGTCGTGAGCGCCGCCATCGTTGCTGTGCCGCAGCGACCAGCGGGATACCGCAACAGTGCGGTTGGTACATGGCTGGACAGTTTCGGCAACGCGGAGTCGGTGTTCACGATCAACGGTTCAACTGAGCCGCCGTTTTAGGCGTGACTGTGGAACTGGTTGACGCGAATCGTTGCGGAGAGTGCGAGGCGCTGTTGCCGCAGCCTGAGGTGTTTTGTGTTGAGTGTGCGGATTCTTGGATAGCCATTAGCGGTTATCACGAATAGATAGGGGAGGGTATGAAACTATCCGCGGATATTCGGCAACAACTAGCGGAACGCATTAGCCAGTACGACAGTGAGCAAACTAGAAACCGCTACCGTACGGGGCAATTTCCGCGAGCGGACCGGGTACAAGATGTTAACCGTCGCTATCGTTGGGACCTATTCTATGCCGCGAAAGGGTACGAACTGATGCCTGACGACATAGTGAACGCACATATCGACACTGCGTTACGGCGAATTGTTGCCCCACTGTAACCGTCTGGCCCGGGTAGGTTCCCACAACTACCCGGGCCACTTTCATGGGCCAACGCGCAACTATTGACACATGACTAGGCCGCGACTGACAGGGACAGGGTATTTTTGCGGAGAGTGCGAGGCGCTGTTGCCGCAGGGGGAGACGTTGTGCGAACCCTGCCAGTTGCTAGAACTAAACCCCCGCTATGTTACACTCGACTAGACAGAAAGGGGAACCCAACATGGGACTGACAATCAACATTTACCGCGACGACTACCGCTCTAATCGGTGCGTATTCCACGATGTCAAGAAAGTCACACTGGTCAACGTGCCCGGACCATTCGAGCCAACACCAGACGCACCACCGGCTGCCATCGTCAAGAACGGACTTGGCAACCCGATCATCGTGCCCGACCCCGAGACGTTTGACCTGCCAAAGGGTTTTTTCCTCTGCGCAGGAGGATCGTACGGCGGAACTTCGGACTCACGATTCTATGAAGCAATCCGCGAGTTAGGCACCAACGGCTACTGCGCTCTACCTATCCACGACTACGTGGAGAGTTACGCAAACGCCGCATCGTACGACTAACTGCAACACTCAAAATGGCCCTTCCAAACACGGGAGGGCCATTTCTTTGCCGGTAGACTGATAACGCAACATCGTGCCCCGTGTGGGTCCGAACCGTCACAATCTGCCGTGACCCGTGTGTCCCTGAGGCGGTGCGGATTCGCGCTGCCCTCAGGAGGTCATGTGCCGTATCGGGTGTTGACCGGTCTTTCCTTCCCGCCTGATCGGCGTGCGGAGGCCGGTGAGATAGTTGATGACATTCCCTCGACTTCGATCAAGTGGCTTCTCGCTCAAGGACACATCGAAGAAGTGGCCGGAGGACGAGGCAAGGCCGCTGCTGCCCCGCAGCCCGTTGACGAGGATGATGACTAATGGCTTTTATCCACGGTAAAACAACCGTTGTCCTATACAACGGCGCGAACCTGACCTCATACTTCAATGAGGCCAGCGTTTCAAACTCGGTCGAAACAGCCGAGACTACGGCGTTCGGCAACGACGCCAAAACGTACATCACCGGCTTGATCGACGGAACGATCAGCGCAACTGGCATGTTTGACGGAGCGGTTGGGGCTGTTGACGCAACCTTGACGGCAACGTTGGGGGCTACTGATGCTGATGTGATGACGGTGATGCCGGAGGGCGCAACTGCCGACAAGCGCACTTATTCATGTGCAGTACGCGAAACGTCCTACGAAATCTCATCCCCCGTTGGGGATGTGGTTGCGGCGAACCTTGAGGTTCAGGCCACCGGGGGCGTTGATACCGGGAAGGTTATCGAGGGCCTGACTTCGGTTTCGGCGAGCGGTAATAGCACCTCAATCAACAATGGTGCAGCCACCAGCAACGGCGGCGTCGCCTACCTCCACGTCACGGTCAACAGCCGTGACGGTGCAAGCACCTTCAAGGTTCAGCACTCAACTGACAATGTGAGTTTCGTTGACCTTGCCACTTTCAGCAGCGTGGCAGCGTCAGCGACAGGCGGCGAGCGAGTGGCCGTCACTGGAACGGTGAATCAGTATCTACGTTCCGAGTACGTCCCCGGAGGTTCTTCCGGGTCAGTCACCTACACGATGGCATTTGCCCGGAAGTAAAAGGAGTTGAGTTACTCATGGCCTTCGTTCATGGCAAGAAAGCAGTTTTCAAGATCGACAACGACGGCGGCACCCTGACCGACATCTCCGCTTTCTGCGAAGAAGTGTCACTACCCCGCTCCATCGAAACCGCTGAGGTCACGATCTTCGGTGACGATGCAAAGGAATACATCACCGGCCTGTCCGACGCCACCATCTCCATCAGTGGCAAGTTCGACGCTGGGAACGCCTCCGCTGTGGACGCCGTACTGACCGGCATTCTCGGCTCGGCATCCACTGTGTCGTGGGCATACCGCGTGAACAGCGCATCAACCAGCGCCACCAACCCGGAGTATCAGGGCGAGGGGATTCTTACCTCGTACGAAATCTCGGCGACGGTCGGCGACGCGGTGACGTTCTCCGCTGAGGTGCAGTGCACGGGTGCCATCACCCGCGCTACCTCCTAGTCAAGGCGATGGGCCTAACCTTGATTGCCAAGTTTGTGTAATCAGGGTTAGGCCCTAACCTTTACTTACCGTGGGCCTAGTGCCCCCTGACAGAAAAGAGATTACGTGTCCCTTCGTGACAAGATTCTTGCAGCAGACGACATCGCATCGGAACTGATTGATGTCCCCGAGTGGGGCGTCACTGTTGAGGTGCGTGGCATGAACGGCGCTGACCGTTCCAAAATCCTTGAAATGGCTTCATCGTCTGAGGACGGCAAGATCGGTGTCGGCACCATGTATGTCGAAACTGTGATCGCTGCGACGTATGACCCTGAGACTGGGGAGCGCGTGTTCACCGCCGCTGACCGCGATGGTCTTATGGGTAAGAGTGCTGCGGCTATCGACCGGATCGCAACTGTGGGTATGCGGTTGTCGGCGATGGATAAGGAAGCGCAGGACGACGCTAAGCGCAGGTTTCCTGAGGAATCCTAGCCGCAGGTTTCTTTTTGAATTGGCTGAGAAACTGGGCAGGACTGTTGGAGAGTTGTTGTACGGGTCGGCGGCGTATCGTCCGTTGTCGTCGGCTGAGATGACGGAGTGGTTGGCTTTGTGGGAGTTGCGGGCTTACGAGCATGAACAGGCCGCTAAGCGGCGTAGGTGACGAGGAGGTGTCGGCGTGGCTGTAGTCACGACTGTTGAGGCGAAGTATATCGCTGACACCAATTCGTATGTTCAGAATTTGCGTCAGGCTAGTGACGCGACTCGTGAGTTTTCGCGTGCGTTGCCGGAGGCGGCGACGGCGACGAAACAGTTGTCGAGTTCCGCTGTTGGTTTGAGTGCGGCGATGGGCACTGTTGCAACGCTGATCGGCGCGAAGGCTATCGGCGCGGTGCAACGCTACGCTCGGCAGGGTATCGAGGCAGCGAAACAGTACGAGCAAACTGTTATCTCTATTCAAGGTATTTTTGCTGGTACTGGCATGTCAATGGAAGATGCTGCGAAGAAAACTGAGAAGTATCTCGGAGAGTTGCGTGACTTCGCTGCGCGTACCCCATTTGAGTTGCCGCAAACCCTTGACGCCGTCAAGCGGTTGCTGTCGATTGGTTATGCCGCTGATGATGTGAAAGACCGCATGTTGCCTGCTATCGGTGACATTGTTGCCGCGTTGGGTCAACCACCGCACGCTATTAGCGCTGTGGTGTATGCGTTCGGTCAGATGAAGTCCGCTGGTCGCGTGTTGTCTCAGGACTTGATGCAGATCGGTAACGCACTTCCCGGTTTCAACGCCAAGGTCGCTATCGCTAATGAACTGTTCCAAGGCGACATGCGTGCCATGACAGAAGCAATGGAGAAGGGCGCAGTCAATTCGTCACAAGCCATTGACGTGTTGATCACCGCTATGACAAAGTTCGGTGGCGCTGCCGGTGCTATGGACAGGCAATCCAAAACACTTCAAGGTGTTATTTCAACATTCAATGACACCGTAAACAATGCTTTGATTGACGGACTGCTGCCAAGCCTTCCGGTTTTGTCTGCAACGTTGCAAGATGTCATGCCTGCCGTTGAGTCTTTAGCGACCGCCTTCGCGCAACAACTTGGTCCTGCTCTGATCGAAGGCGCTGGACTCTTGGGGGAGTTGGCTCCTATCGCTACTGAGGTTCTGCCTCCCATGATGCAGTTGGCCGGTGGCGTAACTTCTCTCATGGAAGCAATCACAGCATTGGCTCCGGCTATCAGTGTCGCCGCAGACATTATGGGAGTCATGGCCGCTGCTCTGGATCGTATGCCGGATATGGTCATTGCCGGTATTGCTGGTTTCTTATTGCTTTCAAAGGTTATGACGCGGTTCGGTATAACAATGCAGGCCGTAAACGCGAAAGCCACAGCAGGATTTTTGTCTATGGGTCGCGCCATGCAAACACAGACTTCGGTGATAACTGGTAGTTTTGCGGACATCGGGAACTACGCCGTGTCGTCTATGGGCCGCACGACTCGGGCACTCAACGCGGGCATGGTGGCAGTTCGCGCGATGGGGGTGGCGCTGAAAGGCCTGTGGGCATCTATTGGTCCGGTTGGGCTTGCAATTATTGGTATTACCGCAGTTTTTGAAATCTTCGGTGGAAAGAGTGCGCAGGCTGAGGCTTTAGTGCAAAACCTCAAATCCACTGTTGATGAGACAACTAAGGCGTTCACCAACCTGACTGCTGCTGCCATTGCAACGCAGTTGCGTACAGACATTTCCCCTGAGGATCAGCGCACGCTGGCAGAAAGGGGTATCAGCATCGCTGATATGACTGCCGCGATCATGGCTGGTGGTCCCGCAGTGGAGGAGATGAACGATAAATTTGAAAGGCTGCGTTTTAGCGGTCGAGGCCTTAGAAACCTAGTTGATATTCCGACTGTCCAAAAGAATTTCCAAGGAATGTCGGATGCCGCTGAGGCTACACGGTTATCTCTTGAACAGGATCAGCAGGCTATGGCTGATGCTGCCGGTGTCACTGCTGCGGCAACGGCGGCAGCAGGTGAAGTCAATCAACGTCAGGCATACAACACAGCGCAGGCAACTGTCGCGGCTAACGCACAAATGACGGCTGCCGAGAAGGAACACGCCAACTTTGTGAAGCAGAAAAGCGCGGCAATGAAGGCTGCTACTGATGCCGCTACCGCATCATTGACGGGGCTTACTGCCGCCACGCAGGCGATGACCGAGGCAATATCACAGGAAGCCTCGTATGACGCGGCTAGGCGTTCCATCCATGACTTGAATACTGAATTGAAAGATGGCAAGAAAACCATCAACGGTTTCAGCACTGAGGCCCTTGACAATCGTAAAGCAGTGCAGGATGCGGCGAACGCCTACATCAACTACGCCAATGGGTTGAGTGATCCTGTTGAAAAGCAGGCCGCGATTGAGGAAGGCATCAAGCGCATTAGCGATGCTCTGCGCAAGCAAGGTATTGATCCTAAGGATTCTCCGATCATCAAGACGATGCGTGAGGAAGCAGAGAAATCTAAAGACCTTGTTGATCAGTTCGCTGCGAAGCGTAAGGTGGCTGCTGATTACGGCAATCAGGTTGGTAAGAATTTTGTTGACGGTATTGTCAAGCAGTTGGAGGAAGGTAAGGCTGCTGTTGATACGGCAGCAGGCAACGTGGTTTCCGGTGCTGCCGATGCTGCAAACAGTGAAATTGGGGCCAGTTCGCCTTCAAAGAAGGCAATGGAGGTTTCTAAGAATTTCGTTGACGGTATCGTCGTAGGCCTCAAAGATCGCATGTCTCAGATTGATGCTACTGCTGCCGGTGCAGGCAAAGCCCTCATCAACGCGCTCAAAACCTCGGTTGCCAGCGGCGGCGGCATCAGCGATGTGCTGAATGACCTGTACGGGTCGCTACCAACGAAGCAGCCACGAATCGTTGAGCAACTCGGGGAGGAGGGCGCTAAGAAATGGGTCGAAAAGAATAAGGAAGATTTGCAGGCCCTTGGGGAGTGGGCGACTGCTGCCGATGCGGTGTTGGGTCGGGTGCGTCAGTCGGCTGCCGCGTTTGAGGGCATCGGTGATGCGGTGGAGCAACCGCTTGGTGAGGCATCGCAGATCATGGAGGCTTTCGGTAAGGGCGGTTCACGGTCATCTGTTGTGTCGATGTACCAACAGTTAGATGCGTTGATTACATCTATCTATGAGCCGTTGACGAACGTTGATGAGATGGGTGCTGCTGCTGCGGGTCAGGCACGCGAGTCAATGAATCGTGCCCGTGAGGATTTGCGTAAGGCAGCGCAAGAGGTTATGGATTTGATGCGGGAACGTGACCGCGTGTTGGGTCAGATGGATC